AGCACTGCTACGAACTCTTATTGTGCTAGTCAACTTTATGACCTGTTTTTTCATCATGGCGAACGTAGTTCATAATTGGTAGAAATATGAGTTTATTACAAGAAAGAGAATATTACAAGCCTTTTAATTATCCTTGGGCATTTGAGCACTATAAGACGCAACAGCACATGCATTGGTTGCCTGATGAAGTGCCACTTGCGGATGATTTAAAAGATTATCGGGAGAAAATGAGTGTTGGACAGAAGAAGTTGCTTTCAAGCCTTTTTCGGTTCTTTACTCAAGCGGATGTAGATGTGTGTTGTGGGTATGCAAAACACTATTTACCTACATTCAAACAACCAGAAATAAGAATGATGCTGTCTGCTTTTGCAGCTATGGAAGCTGTACATCAGGAAGCATATTCTTTACTTCTGGAAACACTTGGGTTCGGAGATGATGAGTATCAGAAATTCTTTGAACACAAGGAGATGCTTGATAAGCACGAGTATCTTCATGACTTTGGAGTCGATACACCTATGGATATTGCAAAAACCATGGCTGTATTCTCCGGATTCACAGAGGGAGTACAATTGTTTAGTAGTTTTGCTATTCTATTGAACTTTCCTCGACACAACTTGATGAAAGGTATGGGACAAATTGTAACGTGGTCTATTCGTGATGAAACACTTCACGTCGAAGGAATGTCACAGCTATTTCGTACTTACATCAAAGAAAATCCAGAACTATGGACAGACGAGTTGAAATACGAAATCTACTGCGCTGCAGAAAGAACTGTAGAGCTAGAAGATGCATTTATTGATCTTTGCTTTGAGGGAGCGGAAGTTCCGGACCTTACGCCGGAAGAAGTAAAGGCATATATTCGATATATTGCAGATCGTAGGTTACTAGGTCTTGGATTGAAAAAAATCTTTTCGAGTGAAGAGAACCCTCTTCCTTGGCTAGATTATATGTTAAACGGTGTTGAACACACCAATTTCTTTGAAAACCGTGCCACCGAGTACGCTCGAGCGAGTACTACGGGTAATTGGCAAGATATCTTTAAATAGGAGTCCTAAAATGGCGGAAGTCGCTGATAAAGCCACTCTGAACTTCAATGATAAAAACTATATTATTGAAGATATGTCAGATCAGGCTAGATATATTGTAGCACAGCTACAAGACCTGCAAACTCAAGAGGGGCAAATGAAAGCCAAACTTGATCAAATCACTGTAGCTGCAGAAGGGTTCAAAACTCTTCTCACTAATCAGATTGAGGAAGATGAAAATCCCACAGAACCTGAAGAAGTTGAAGGGGAGGTGGTGCAGTAATAAAAAGGGGCGAAAGCCCCTTTTTTATTCTCCTTTTAAAGCTTTAACTTCTGCTTGTAAAGCTTCTATTTGTGCTTGTTGCTCTTTAATTGCTTCTATTAAAAATGGAGTAATTCTGCTATAATCCATTGTGTAATATTCATCATTTTCTGAAACATCCTCCTTTACATTGTAAAGTGGATCTTTATTTAAAGTAGGAAGTTCAGAGTCTACTTCTAGCATATTTTGAGCAGTTACTCCGAATTGTTTTCCAGCATCTGCACTTCCTCTATTCTCTGGATCTATCCACTTAAACGTAACTCCATTCATTTTCTTTACTTTTGTAAGAGCATCAGAAATAGGAGTAATTTCTTTTTTCAATCTTTCATCAGAATATGTGTGAAATCCTCCACTTGCTTCACAACGTTGACCGAAATAAAATGTATTCGAAGTGCTATTTTGTATTACAAAATGATAATAACTAGTATTTAATGGACCAATACCTAAATCTGCTCCATTACTACTTTTCAGTCTAAGCACATAATTTCCACTAACCACATAATTAGTTTGTGTTGCAGAAGCATCCCACGCTACTACTTCATTTCCACCATTGCTGCCTCCCGCTGTCCAACCATAAATACTCATCTGATCTACAGCATTTCCTTGCCCCACACGAAGTTGCCACCGTTTAGCTCCAGAACCTCCCCAACTTCCAGTATTTCCTACTTGAAATCTATAATGTGCTTGTTTTGAACTCATTATAGTCATACCATCATATTCGACTCCTGAAGTAGTTTCTTGATTTTGTAGTAATATTGATGAATAGGGCTCGCTTTGATGCGTTAGACCATCGGGACGGTAAACATGTAGTAAATGATTAGCTGTATTAGTCGAAGTTGCTTCTATAGATAAAGGAGCTATTGGATTAGTTTCACCAATACCAACTTTACCGCCAGCAGTAATACGCATATGTTCAGTTTTACCACTTGCACCATTATCGCCAACTATACCAAATTGCAATTCACCAGTATTGTTAGACATATATCTAACTTTGTCTGAGTTGTTAGCATCTTGTAGAAGTATAAACGGCCCATTTGAAGAAACTGTCAATCCTGGGTTAGCATTTCCATCAAGAGCTATTGGAGCATGAGTACCAATACCAATATTGCCAAGGGCATTCATAGCGAGAGTTGTTACACTTGGCGTTCCATTTGCCGAAGAACTTCTTAAAAATTCAAGCGTCCCGTAAGCATTGTGAACGCCTGCTATTTTCCAGTTTCTATTACTAGAATTTGTATTTGTACTATAAAATTGAAGCGAAGGATATATAGGAGCTGTAATTCTTGCTATATTATCTGTAGAAACATTATTACCTGTCCATTCTACTTCAAATTTTGCATCAGGGCTGGAAGTACCAATACCAACATAGCCGTTACCTTTCACAGTAAGTACTTCATTACTATCCGCAATACCTTTCATTCTTATACCAAAGGTTGCAGAATCACTATTATAGTTATTGGCAACCCAAGTCTTTGTCGAGCCACCATCGCGATGCGCGAAGTATCCTCGTTCTCCAACTCTTACAGTTCCATCATATCCATTATTTTCTCCTGCAACATGTAGAGTGGCATTAGGACTTATACCTCCTCTTGCAGTACCAATACCAACGTTCCCGCTGGTAGCCTCAAATGTCAAACCTCGAGCATTGTCCGATCTATAGAAATACGAATTACCAACACCATCTACTAAAAATCTTGTATTAGCACTGGCATTGCATACCTCTAACCCATAAGAATTAGTAGCAGTTGAGTCTGCTCCAACACTTAGTCCAACGGCTGTATTTATTGCTTTATTAACACCCAAAGAACCAGTAAATTTAACATTACCGGCACCATTAAAACTTGTGACTAGACGTGAATCCGTAACATCATATATTTCTAAATCACCATTGACCGTTTGACCGTCTACAATTCTCCAAGACTGAGTGGTTGCATTAGTCTTAGCTATCTCAAATCCAACAATACTATTCGCGGCAACCTCTGTTTTGACTAGCGTTGTTCCTGCAGATTTTTCTAAATGTAAAAGTTCATCTACGGTATTCCCGGTGCCCCCAATACCAACTTCACCGTCTGCATTTATAAAGACTTTAGTTGCTCTTGAATTATTTGCACCTACATTAAAACTAAGTGTATGACCTGCAATAAAACAATGACCACTACTGTTGGCAAATAGATTTAACTGACTTCCTGAGTCTGTCCCAACATGACACCTAAACACATTAGCTTGTACCTGCCCACTGCTTGTAATTGCGCCACTAGCGATAGTACTAGAAAAAGTTGCAGCTCCAGTCACAGCAAACCCACCGTTTGATGTAATTTGCAGCTGACCAGTTGCATTTATAAGTTGAGTATTTGTAGTGTCGTGATAAATACGCACATCTGAGCTTGATCCCAGATAAATACTTCGGTTGTCAGGTACTACAATATTTCCTGCAAGTGTTCCTCCTCCAAGAAAAGTTTGTACTCTTGCATCAGTAAAATAAAGATTACTTGACCCTTCTGACAGTGCATCTGTGTTCGCTACACCTGTGCCACCAAGAGATACAGAACTACCTGCAAGTGTCATTGCAGAGTTCTGTAGCTTTGCATTGGTTATTGTAGGTACAGATGCAATATCAAACACACCGTTTGTGGGCGTTGTTATCTCTGCAAACTTTCTTCCTCTTGATTTTGCCATTATCTAGCCTCCTTTAAGTGCTGCCACTTCTGTCTGTAGTGCTTCAATTAGTGCTTGTTGTTCTTGTATCGCCTTGGTCAAAACGGCTGTTAGCTGAGAATATGCCACGGTTTTTGTTCCATCTTCACCCATAACCAACTCAGGTATTTCTTGCTCTAGCTCTTGAGCAATAAACCCAACGCTTTCCTCGCCAACGTATGTAACACTGTCATCAGCCATGTCCACCGTGTCTTTGAACTTAAATTTGCGAGGCTGCAATTTTTTTACAGTCTCCAGCCCATAGGTGATGTCTGAGATATTTTCTTTGTATGCGCGATCAGATCCGTTTACAAAACCGTTGCCAGGATGAACATACCCCCTCTGAGTTCCGCCACCATCGTAAAAATTGAAAGTGTTGCCACTTGTTCCCACATACCATGAGTAAGTGCCGCTGTTAAACATGTGCGTGTAAGTGCTTGCGTCACCATCTATAGTGAAATAATCATTGCCGCCAACTCGGAACGATATTGAATCAGTATCATTGCGATACATGCCGGTATCGGTATCGTTCTGCCACCAAATACCCAATGCGTATACATAATTGCTTGCGTAAATGTCCTTCCACTTATTGCTCGTCAAACCCAAATCAACTGTGCCGTTTGAGTCAGCGTTGTTGTAGCGGGGCATGATGCTTGTTGCTTGGAAACGCATTCCCGAATGGTTTGAAGGTCCCCCATTGATGTTTAGATCACCATTAGCCGCACCTATCCAGCCCTGCTCGTCGCTACCAACATAAAACCGCTGTAGCTTCCCAGCGTTAGATCTTACTAAGTAAAGAAGATCATCAGCATGGCTGCTGCTGCCAAGCACTAAATGACCACTACTGTTGAAATAGCCTCGCGTCGCGCTGCCAGTGGCAAACTTTATTTCTTCTGCGCGGAAGCCGAGCGGCTTGAGTGCGTTCTGGGCTGAGTTCGCAACTTGCAGACAGAAGTTGCCAGAGCCTACTTCACCTATGTTGTCGGCAAAAGTGCCGAAAGCGTTGGAGTTGAGTTTTATATCAACTTTTCCATCGTTCCGTATTTTGAATTTTTCATCAAAAGTTATTGCGCCATCAGCGGAGCCATTGGTAGCTGTTTCAACACTGACATAACCACTTGACTGGATTATTCGGGATGCGTAGTCAGCGCCAATATATTTGTATCCACCGTTGTAATACCAGTTGTGACCAATCTGTGTGCTAGTGGTTGTCGTGGCGACAATGCCCCTTGCGCCTATACGAAACTTACCGTCGAAGGTTGACCACGCATGTGTGTCTTGAGTTCCTACTGCGAGCGTTCCATATCGGTCTAAGAGCATGCGCACCGAAGCAGTACTGTTATTGACACTGGTGGTATAAAACTTAATATGGCTATTAGCGCTGGCGCTTGAAAGCGTTATACCTGCGTGCGCTCTGCTTGTATTTACAAACGCGCCAGTGTTTGGATTTCGCTGCGTATTAAGCTGTAGGTTTGTTCCATCAAAGTCAACAAATCCGGCGTTTGACGTACCTCCGATCTGAAGCTCACCTGATGATCCAAAGCGCATGCGTTCTGCGCCGTTAGTAACAAATTTAATATGCCGCGAACCAACTGATTGCAGACCCAAGCCATTCGTCCCATCTGCGTAAACCTCTCCGACGAATGTGCCGTTTGTTTCAAAGTCCAGCAAGCCACCGTTTGTCCCGTTTATTGTTAATGCTGTATAGCCGCCATAAGAATTTGGGGACGACGTTCCGATACCAACATTGCCCGCTGTAGTTATATTAAGTATATCACTTAAATTATCAGAAAGGTCAACACCACTAGAGCTGCTTGCATAATAACCTATTGAAAAAATATTGCTATTACCAGTACCATGATGAACTACGCCCCAATGTTTTGCTTCATTTGTAAGAAGTAGGCCTGCAGCATTACTTCCTCCTTCACTAGCAACAATTTGTAAACGAGCCTCTGTATCTTCTACTATTGCTGTAGCAAACTGATCATAGTGTTGGGTTGATGCAGCGGTCTTTTTAATATGAAATTTTGCTGACGGGGAAGTTTCGCCGATGCCCACATTGCCGTCACCACGAACCTTAAAATACATTGATGAATTATCAAAGTTACGTACACTAAAAGACTCATCACTTGAGTTGCTGCCGGCACGAACCCACATACCGTAGTTTCTACCCGCCGTTGCTTCTTGACTTCGAACGGCAAGAACATATGCTTCGTCCGCGTCACCATCCGCAGCATCTATTGTAACCGTGTCTGAGAAAGTTGCTGTTGTACCTACAAGGTTTCCTGTAGTTGTTAATCCTGTAAGAGTACCAACAGAAGTAATATTTGTCTGTGCAGCACCCGTAACTGTAGCTGCTGTACCAGATACATTACCTGTAACATTACCTGTAAGCGGTCCAACAAAACCTGCAGAAGCTGTAACTACACCAGAACTATTTATTGTAGCTGCAATTGCATCATTAGTTCTAAAAGTCATAGTATTATTACTATGACTATAATATACTTGACCTATATTATGGTCATCTGCATCTGCAAAACTAATAACTCCATCACTTGAAGAGCCGCTTCTTATGGTTAATCCAGCATCTCCACTATTTTCTAAAATTAATTCATCCGAAGCACTTCCTACTGTAGAAGCTCCATTAGATGCTGTAAGTATATGAAGCAAAGTACTTGGTGTAGCTGTTCCAATACCCACACGATTGGCACTCGCGTCCACCACGAAAGTGCCGTTGTCGATATTAAAATCGTGCCCAGCTGCGCTCGTATCGAACATCTGTGGTGTTATTTTTGTAAGTGCCATTTATTACTCCGTTGCTGGACCTGCTTCTTGTGCAGCTAAAAAGGCTGCTTTGGTTGTGTCATTGTGTACTGCATTACAGATAGCTTTCACCTCTGCACTTGCTGAAGACCAATCATCGGCGGGTGAGACAACGTGACGGCTAAATGAGCGGTTAAGCTCCGTACCGTCTTCAGTGATAATGGTTGCGGTTCTGACTTGAACCATCTTCCAATCCCCTGCATCTATCACTTCAATCTTGTCTTCTTTTGTTGTTTTTTCTAAAGCCATTTTCTATCTCCTGTCCGTGCCTAGATCCACTAGGCATAAGTTTGAAATTAAGATGCCATATAAGTGGCATTAATCATAAATGCGGTCATTGTTTGGTTATTGCTCTGATTTATTTCCGCGCCATTGTCATCTACAAAGTACAAATAGCTAGTTCCAGTCTGTACATAGCCACCTTGGAAAGCAGTGCCTCCTCTACGGTAAGATATGTTGAAATCTCCATAAGTTGTACATGCAAATGGCAAACCCTGCATAATGACATAAGTTCCGCTAGTCATAAGAGTCATATCAACACTGGAGATATACGCGCTTATTTGTACGAGTCGTCCAATTTTTGTGTAAGTCGCTTGGACATTACTTTGCCCAGTGACTGTATTGCCACCCGAAGCGCGTATAACTGGAGTCCAAGTCCCTTCCTCGTAATCGTCCAGCGTTTCTGAACTCATCGTACCCGCGCTGTTAGCTGTTGCATTAAACTGAATACCGTAGCCATTGGACATAATCAAATGTCCATCATTCAAAGATACACTTTTATCTGACCGTATTCGTAGTGTTTCGGTTAGGTTGCCGCCATGCGCCCTAGTCGTAAACACCATCGCGGAGCCGTATTGATTGTTCGTGGCGTTTTCTTTGAAGGCTTGAATGCTGCCGAAATTAGTTATGTTCCCGCTGCTATTATACTTTCCTCTGAAAGCAATCCCGCCCCCAGGCTTCGTGCCATTGTAGGCAGTGCCTTCGTCAAAAATACCAACGGTAGCTAACCCGCCCCCAGAGCTAACATTAGAGCCGTTTATTTGTAAGCGATATTCTGGGTCTGTGGTGCCCACCCCAACCGACCCATCATTTTTTATCTGCATCCTCTCGGTTAATGTAGCGTTGTTGGATGCTGCAACGTAAAACCGCATTTTGTTTGTGTTGTAGTAGCTATCAACACTTGTCTTGATCGCAGCCCTTACACCTTCGCCGGTTGATCCGTCACCAGTGGAGAATTCAATGCCGCCAAGGAAATCGCCGCCTGTGTAACCATTTTCCCATTGAGCTTCGTGATGCAGTCGTAACACCGCTCCTGCGCGGGATGCTCCGCCTGTGATGTTCCCTGCGGTTGTTTTGGATATATCAATAGAGTTGCTTAGGTAAAGGTCTTTATATCTGCTAACACTAAGTCCGAGATCCATAACGCCGTTTGACGTATTGCCACTATTATCTGTGGGGAATATATATCCCTCACCAAATCGCAACCCTGAGTGGTTTGCAGCGGTGCTATGGATTAGTAGGTCGCCGCCGCTTGTGGACAAGTAGCCTATAGCTGATCCATCTTTGTAGAAACTGGCTATCGGACCATCGCTAGAAAGGCGGTTCACATAAAGCGCATCACCAGCAGAGCGGGTAAGCACTAAGGAGTCGCCGTTGAAATAACGCACGCCTTCTTGTGAAGCCCACGTTGTGTTACTGGTGCCCAAAAGAACATTGCCGCTGGTATCTATTAGAAAGGGAATCCTATTATCATCTACATCATATAAGTAAAACTCTCCTTGATCTACCCTAGCGTCAAAAGAGCCTTCTGAGTTAGAAATCCTTATACCATTACTTGTAGCACCGGTAGATGAAACATGCAGAGTTTGAGCTGGACTCGTTGTACCAATACCAACATTTCCATCGTTTTGGAAATCTACTAACACCCCAGAACCATAAGTAATTTTTAGATCGTTGCTGTCCGCGTGAATTCCGTATTTTTGAGCTTGACCAGTGTCGTTTATGACGATGCCTGGGGAACTAGCGCCAGATACTTCTAATACTGTGTCGCTTCCATAAGCTGCCGCAGGACTGCTAGCCCCGATGCCCAAATTACCGCTTTTGACATACATAGCTGTCGTAGCACCGGCTCCAAAGAACAGATACTCACTGCTGTGGCTATACCCGACATATCCAGCATAAGTTGCTGCGCCAGACGTACCATCAGCAAATGCGAGATAGGTGTTGTCATCAGTAGCAGGGGCAGCAATTGTGATTCCCCCAGTTCCGTCGCCATCCGCCATCACAACGAAATTTTTCGCATAGTAGGACGATGGGCTGCTAGTCCCGATGCCCACCCTGCCGCTGCTGTCTACAACTACCTCATCCGCTCCTGCACCGTTGTAGTTAAGTCTGTATGTATTATCTGTGTAAGTGTATGCCAACCACCTATTAGTGCTATTGGTTGCTTCAAATCCCACGGTTCCTTTGATGTCTAGCTTGTTGCCGGGACTCGCAGTACCAATACCAACTTTGCCTTCTTTCAAGGTAAGTGTAGCTGATTGTGCGCCTGCTGCGAGAGTATATAAATCAAGTGAAGAATCCTCTGACCCATTACTTACATCGGTCATTTTGCCTATCGCTAAAAATGCTTCTGTAGGATTACCTGCGTCATCATCGCCCCACATATAAATTCTACCAACTTCATCGTTATCTGCTGGCGAAGCTGAATCTTTTTTAAAGTTTAATACTGGAGCCGACGAATCTGCATTTGTGTTTATAAGATTTAAATGCGGTTTACCAGATGTTCCACTAGTCACCGTTACATCACCAGTAGAATTAAGACTTGTAAGAGTACCAAGACTTGTAATATTTGTCTGTGCAGCAGTTGTAAGTGTACCAGCAATATTTCCACTCACAGTCAAGCCCGTCAAAGTTCCTACTGACGTAATATTCGGCTGTGCCGCAGTTGTAAGTGTAAGTGCGGTTGCTGATAGTGATGCTGGTACGGTTGTTAGTGCCATTTATTACTCCTAGTCCATCCCCTCTGGAAGTGAAGCGTCTGCTTTTGCTTCTTTGACTAATCCTAAGCTATATGCTTGGTCTATTTGTGCCTCTACTCCTGTTGCAAGAGCAATATTATTTGCATTACAATGTTCCAAAAGCTTTGTAGTTATGTCTGCAATTGCAGTTTCTGCTCTTACTTTTGTGAAGTTTGTTGCCCATTCTTTTATATCAATCATTACAGTTTTAAGTGCTTTATCTTCTGCAGAAGTTAATGTTAGTGTATAATCGCTCATAATTTTCTCTCCTTTAATTTAGTATAATAGCGCATATGAAAAATAGTGGTAGTATTCGTAACTTTGAGGACTCGCGTTCGGAGAATAAACTCTTATCTCAACATAATCTCCTGCTGATAAGTATAATGTATAAGAGATACTTACTCCTTCATAGTGCTTAGTAGCTGTACCAGAACGATTCATCTCGTGACCAAATATTTGATAGGCTTGCTGACCCCCATTCCAACCAATCAATCCATTTACATACAACCCCGGATGAATGTACTGACTTGCTGGGCTTGCGGCTGTAGTCTGCTTTACGTACCAACTTGCCTGAACTAGGTATACACCAGCAACCGGAGCTGTAAACCTTTTATTACTTGTGTTATAAGCACTTCCGCGATTTGATGACATTACAGGAGTACTTCCATGTGGTTGAATATTCCAAGCTCCACTGCTAAAAGACGACCATCCTGTATTTCCTCTACCTTGTGCATAAGTCTGAGTAGGCATAGTTACCGGACCAGAGTCAGCAATGACGATCCGCTTGGTACCTTCATCTGTTTGTAATGAAAGACCTCCGGAGTCTTTGGCGATAACATCAGCAGCTTTGACGGCAACGCTCATAACAAGCCCGTTATGGCTTAGGTTCATCCGCTCTGCGCTGGCAGTGTTAAAATACATAGTGTCGCCGCCGCCGTGGGCATACTGAATAACTCCCCGACCACGACCATCACTATCTGAGAACAGTATCCCGCCCGTGTTTCCATTCGGGGTACGAATGTCTATCATCGCGCTGCCGCTGTTCTCTACAATCAGCTGGTCAGCTGCGTCAGCAGCATAGCTTTTGCCAGATGCGCCTTTATAAACATGAAGTCGCCCTTCAGCGTTGTAGCCAGAGGGCATTCCGATGTTGACGTTACCGGTGTTATTGACGGTTAAGCCCTGTTGAGCAATAGCGCCAGTTGAATCAACTATAGCTAGTTGTGCATATCTAGCAGAGGTTGCGTTGTTACCTTTGAGGAACAAACCGCCGCCGTAAGATCCAGACCAGATAGGCAAATTATTTCCAATCTGGATAAGTCCATTGCTGTCTATGAGCATTCTAGTACTAGCTAGTCCATTTGTAGCAAATCGAAGATCGCTTTGATAAGTTGCTATCGTTAAACCACCATATGAAGCATTACCTGTTCCTCCATCAGTAGAATATATTGCAGCAGTATTTGAGGCACCTTGTTCTTGGAACACTATTGCTCCAGCTCTACCATTAGCTGCCGTACCAAGCATAGTCATAGTAGGAACACCAGTACCAAATCCTTGGTTTAATGTTATTCCTTGTGAAGGTATACCAATTGCTCCGGCTGTAAGTGTATTAACAACATGTGCTGTTCCATTTACATGAAGTTTATACCCGGGATTTGTAGTATCAATACCAACATTGCCATTAGAAGCTAATGTTAATTGATGTGTAGATGATGTTTCATTATAAAAGGATAAATAACTAGATGTATAATCACCAAAAATTCTAAATTTTTCTGTGCCGCTTTGTTTAAAAGAGGCCCAAGAAAATGTACCCGAACCCCCAGTATAATTTAAAAGTAGAGTTCTATTTACTGCACTAGATATATGCAGAGGGCTTGTTGGAGCTGTTCCAATACCAACATTACCTGCAAAAGTTGCATTCTGTGAAGTATCAAGAGTAATAGCAGATGATGCTCCTCCAGATTGAAGTAAAAGAGGTCCACTTGCTCGTACTACTGAGTTATTGTCATCTACTATAAGTTGTAAAGTTCTGCTTGCTGAAGAATCTGTTAAAGTAAATACAGGAGTTTCTTTTGTTATTGCAGAGTCACCAGTTAATGTTCCGCCAGCTAGCGGCAGTTTCGCAGCAATACTATTTGTAACAGTAGTACTAAAACTTGCATCATCATTCAAAGCGGCTGCAAGTTCATCCAAAGTATTCAGTGACGCAGGAGCAGACGCAACCAAGTTTGCAACAGCAGTATCTGCATACGCTGTGGTTGCAATCTTTGTTGAGTTATCGCTTGCAGACTGTGTAGTTGTCGTAGGGCTTCCTGCGAGGGCCACACTAGTCTGTATCTGATCACTTTTTACTGTTGTAAGTGCCATTATTTAGCCTCCTTTAGACCGCTTATACAGCATCTCTTTCTGTACGAGTTTGATAATCGTCCCTGCTAGTCACCAGTGTGATAAAATCCGCTTGGTTGCTGGGGATGGGATCTGTAAAGCTGTCATCGTTCATCAGCTTCGTTGTCCATTCAGTCTGCATACGTTTCCAGCAATTGTTTTCTTTGCCAGTTACTGCGTCTTCTATCCATGTCTTTATGTCTAACAAGTCGTTGTTTAGAACAGCCTGTTGAGTATCGTTTAGTGTTATTGTTACTGTTAAATCTGCCATTGTTAATCTCCTTTAGGATTGGTTATTTCGCCTAAGCAACTAGGTAGCCTGAGAATGAATTAGATCCGTTTCCGCCATCAATGCTTGATTGATTTGCGCCGTTGGTTTGGTAAACCTCTCCCCATGCCTGATCTCCGGAATCCATATCTGCCAACACTGTTACTTGCATCGTGTAGTAGTTAGGGTCCAAATCAAAACAGCCTGAATCAATAATGTGGTAGTAATTTCTGTTACTGGTTCTGATGTACAAGATGTAATAGTCTGTTGACTCATCAATGTCGTTCAGCCTTACAATCAGGTTAAATTGGTACTTCCCAGTAACGGGCGCGGTGAAGTGGTAATTACTGGCGTTGTAATCAGCGTTCTGGTCAAAAATCTCGCTCTGGAAGGGGATCACGGTAGTAGTGTTTGCATTAAAACTCACATCGCTACCGCTTCGTGTAGCACTGAACGCTGGCTGATAGGGCTTTGTGACTGCGCCGTCGGCGTCAATGCGCATGCGCTCTAGGGAATTCGTTAAAAATCTAACGGTTCCAGTTGCTTCCCTATTAATCACATAGAAATCACTGCCAGCGGCAAGAAGGTCAGTACCGTCGCCTTGGCTAGCACCTGTGGTGCCGTTTGTGATTTTTATATGAGTGTTGGTGCCAGCTCCCGCGTCGTGTAAATGTAGAACTGTGTCATAGTAGGTAGCGGGGTCTAGAATACCTATACCAATATTGCCTTCCCCATTAAGCACCAACTGGTTTGCATTCCTGTCACCATCCACTGCCAGTCTTAACTTTGCACCATTATTGGTATAGGTTGGATTAGAAACAATATTGGCAATTGTCGTCGAAGCTTGGCTGTAACTAATTTCTAGACCTAGAGAAGCCCCGCTGCCTCCAACTTTTATTGTTGCATCACTTGATGATCCGTAATCAAGAACATGCAGACTATGCTCCGGTGAAAAAGTGCCTATGCCTGTTTTACCGTCTGCCTTCACAGCCAAACCGGAGTGTGCGCCAGCGTTTGTTCTAACAGACAAGGCGTAATCGGCTGCCGCAGTGCTGCCTACCGAAATAAGTACGCCGTCACCATTTGACGTATTGCTTTGAGTAAATTCGCCCGTCCAAACGGTGCTGTTTGTGACCACATCAATAGGGGCGCTGGGCGTAACACCGATTCCCACGTTGCCGCTGCTGTCGATGCGCATGGCTTCGGAATTTGAGGGTGCAAATATAAACTGCGAACTTCCTGCTGTTGAAATAAACTCAGTCGCGTTTGCCTTGCTTGTACCATCACCCCAATTTTTTATTCTAAAATTATTACCGTCTCCTTGTAGATATAACGCTGCATACGCCGAACTTCCGCCGTTACTATTTTGTATTCTAACTGATACTTCGTCATCAACAGACTTAGAAACATGCAATAGTTCTCCGGGATTATTAGTACCGATACCAACATTGCCGCCATTAAAAAAAGAATTACCCGCCGTATCAATAACAACAGTATTCGTGCTTTCAGACTTCATTCGGAAATAACCTTTATCTAGGTTTGTTCCACTTGCGCCTCTGTTTCCTAAATAAACATTTTCATGATCATTTGAACTTATGATAAGATCATGATTATCACCAGTTATATATATTGTTTCTGATGTGGTAAGTCCTCCCGAAATAGTGACATCATTGCCAAACGCAGCTCCGGCATTGAAAGTGGCCTTGCCCGCATCTGACATATCAAGGGTCAGGGCTGTGGTGCCAGTGCTCCCGTCATCGTTGCCTTGGAAAATAATGTCTTGATTACTAGTGTTGTTTTTTATGTAAAGGTTGGAGCCATCATTGTAGATAACAGAATCATTATCACTGCCCAACCGTAGACCACGGTTATCAGCAACGGCGATGTCATTAGCAAACGTAGCTTTGCCGCCCTCTGACATATCAAGGGTCAATGCTGTGATAGTAGAACCACCATCGTTGCCTTTGAAAAGTATGTCTTTGTCTTGGATAGAGGATTGAAGGATAGCATCGCTACTACTTTGATATATTGAAATATACTCAGTACCGCCATCTTTAAAACGAACGTGTCCGCTATCATCTGCATCAAGAGATATGTTACCTGCAACATCCAACGTTAAATCAGCTGCGTCAGATATAGTAGAACCATTTATTGTAATGTCATCTACAGTAAGCGTGGTTAGCGTACCCAAACTTGTAATGTTTGTTTGTGCAGCAGTTGTAACTGTAGCTGCTGTACCAGATACGTTACCTGTGACATTCCCAGTAAGTGGTCCTACAAAGCCTGCTGATGCTGTAACTGTACCGGGTGCGACAAGATTACCTCCAAGTTTTGCACTTGTAACTGCGTCATCTTTAATGTGTACTGTATCTATAGTATCATTTACAGGAACATTTATCTCAGTCTGCGTAAAGGTTGCAACTTCAATTGTTGTGCCATTTGCAGGAGCTGCTGAGAAAGCTAATGTAGTTCCTGATGTAGAGTACGAACTCTTCTGCTGATATACACCATCAATGTGTACAATCGTATTATTTTCATTGATAGGATTTACATTCATTGTAAAGGAAGTTGCGCTTCCATTTCCGGAGAATGTTTGAGTATTTAGATTATTTCCACTTACGCCAGCTTTTACAGAATATACTACAACCTTTCTGCCACTCGCAGGAGTTGCAGTAAATGTAAGAGTAGTACCACTTACAGTATAAGCATCTGTTGGAGTCTGATAGATACCATCAATATGTACAATACAGTCATTCGGGCTTGATACAGCTTGAGATAAAGTAACGGTTGCTGAACCAGATGTTGTAAGAGTATCTGTAGTAAATGTATTTGTACCACCACCGCCGATTGCACCCCAAGAGGAAGTATATCCTTCAAATTGGCTAAGAGTGCTATTGTAACGAAACTGTCCTGCTGCAGGGCTTCCCGGTCTCTGTGCAGTTGTGCCTGCTGGCATATTTGCCGCACCTGTAGTCGCGGTAAGTCCAACTTTTGTGGCTAAACTGTTTGTAATTGTTGTAGAGAAGTTTGCATCGTCTCCCAACGCGGCGGCCAGCTCATTTAAAGTATTTAAAGTTCCCGGCGCCGAATCCACAAGATTAGAAAGTGCAGTCGTTACGTATGCAGTTGTTGCTAGTTTCGTACTATTATCACTCGCACTTTGTGTGGCACCCGTTGTAGCAGTATTTATGGTTCCAGATAGATCTCCAGAAAAAGTTGTCGCGGTGACAGTACCAGTAATAGTTACACCACCTGTAACCGTTTCTAGCTTCTTGGCATTATCATGATAAAGCTCGACGGCTCCGTCTTCAATAGCCTTTATCATAGTCTCGTTTAGACCAGAATTTTTAACTTCAAGTGTACTTGCAGCAATTTGTAAATCGCCAGTACCAGTATCTTTGATTATGCTATTTGATCCATCATGTAAAATTTGAAGATCGTTACCTGTACCAATTCTGAGTATTGCATTGTCAGCAAAGTCAAGTGTAGAACCTATCTCTGCTTGTGTAAAGCCTATCTCTACTTCAATAGAAGAGTTATTTGGTGGTGCTCCAGAAAAAGTAAGAGTTGTACCACTTACAGCATAAGCAGCCTTTTCTTGATAAACACCGTCTATATGAACACGAGTATTATTTTCATGCACAGGGTCACTAGAAAGAGTAAATGCCGTAGTTGTTCCATCACCTGTGAATGTGCTTAAGCCAACATTTGCAGTTACAATTTTTCGATTGAAAGCTACAATTTGTACATCATCTCCACTTACTGCGGCATCTGTTAAAACTATAGAAGTGCCATTACTTGCAGTATAGTCAGTTGCAGGATCAAGTAATATACCATTTAGAAATACTTGAATCGCTTCTGCTTCATACGCAAGAGTATTTGAGTTTGCATCAGAGCCAGTAATTGTTGTAGTACTAGAGCTTATATCATATTTAAACTCTTTTATGGAAGATGCAGCATTTGCTACATTTACAGTACCAGTATTTGTAATTGTAAGAGAATCTGCACTTGTATCGGTGGTAAGAGCTATTCCTGAACCCGCTACAACTGTGAGAGTATCTGTAGTTGCATCTGCTTGTACCGTACCTTGTCCAGATACAGCAATATTTGAGAATACATTTTGAGAACCTCCACCACCAGACGATGCAAATGTAATAGTATCATTTGAAGCATTTGTGGTAATTGTCATACCACTACCAGCAGCTAAAGTAAGAGTATCGGTTGCACCATCGGCAACTACATTTGATTGTCCAGATACAGCAATTGTTTTAAATGCTTCCGATACTGTTCCAGTGCCTGGAATGGTAATTGTTTTAGTTGCACCCGTACCACTTGCAGTAACGCCAGCACCTACAAAATTAAGGGTTGTTGCTGCTGTGGATAGTGCGGAGCCTTCGTCCTGTACTGTAATTGCAGAAGCTGTTGCTGCAATTGTAATTGTGTCAGTGCCAGCATTAGTTGTAATATTAATGCCAGAACCTGCAGCTAGAGTAAGGGTGTCTGTAGTAGAGTCTGCTACTACACTTGATTGACCGGAGACAGCAAAAGTATTAAATACATTCTGAGTTCCGCCACCGCCAGAGGACGCAAACGTAACTGTATCACCAGAAGCATTTGTAGTGATAGTCATATTACTACCAGCTACAAGAGTGAGTGTATCTGTTGCAGAATCAGCCACTACATTGTTCTGTCCTGAGACAGCAATAGTTTTAAATGCTTCTGTTACAGTTCCGGAAGTGCCGCCAATCTCTACTATAGAATCTGATCCATCGTTTTTCTTGATGAACATCTTACCATCATAGGTATTGATTGCAACCTCACCCAGCTCTAAATCTGAGGTACCTGGAGTATTACCAGAAACGGAAGACCGTTTTAGTTTAATCGTTTGTGCCATGTGGCTCCCCTAAAACTGCGTATATACGCTAGGAAAAAATCTAGAAAGTTCCGCCATCCAGTGTGTTAGACCATTGTGCAGCACCACTTGTATTCATAGAAAGAATGTAATCATGTGCAGTTGCATTACCAGAAGGCTTCACAAGTCGAGTATATCCAGCATTTGAAGCTGCACCTACAAGCAAGTCACCAACTGCTGTTGCTGAGATACCTTTTATTCTTAATGCATCGCTATTGACTTCAAGAGTAATGTTATCATCGTTTGCATTTATCTGATTGCCAGATTTAGTTAAACCGTCTCCCGCAACAATTTGTCCAGCACCTGAGAACTGAGCAAAAGCAAGAGAAGTAGAACCTACAGTTATGCTTCCATCGGTTGTAAGTACAAAGCCTGAATCAGCATTTACAGTACCTTCTTCTACAAAAGTAAACATTCCGGAAGTAACTTCGGTACTTGAATCTGCATCAGTTGCTCTTGTAAGCGCAGAAGCAGCACCATTAAATATATAAATACCATTTTCAGAAGCAGTTGACTGATTCTTTAATAGGACTCTGTCACCACTCGATAAAGTTATACCATCAATTGCTGCGCCAGGACCAGAAACAGTTACGTTTGCAGTAGTAGCAACTCGTACGGAGTCTTTAAAATCAAGCCCAACTTTTACTGCATCTACATATTCTTTTGAAACAAGTGAAGTTGCACCAAAGCCTGCGCGATTTTTATACCCAGAAGGTACTGTTACTGTACCTGTACCATTTGGTGAAAGTACTAAGTTACCATTCGAGTTAGTAGTTGAAATTGTATTTGTATCTACAGATACGTTATCAACTGCGAGTGAAGTACCAACTATCGCTGTGAATGTACCAGCAGCTGCGGTGTTTCCACCAATTACTGTACCATCTACAGTACCTCCATCAATATCTGGTGTATTAATATCTGGAGATGTAAGAGTCTTATTTGTAAGAGTATCAGTACTATCCGCACCAATAAGTGTTGTAGTATTTGCAGGAAGGGTTACAGTAACATTTCCAGAGAAAGCAGAGTGAGCCGGTGCTTGTAAGCGTACTTTATGAGCATTTGAAGACTCACAATAAAAATCTACATAAGATTGTGTACCACCATTCTTTATTTGTATACCGCCTTGGACAATAGTTACGCCCTGGCTAGATCCACCGGCAAAACTTACATTGCCTGAAAAATTTGCTGCAGCTACTGTGGCCGTACCTGTAAGAGTAGGCGAAGTCAATGACTTGTTTGTCATTGTCTGAGTACCGGTGTTTGATATTAACTCAGTACCTGCTGCAGGTAAAAGAAGAGTATTTGAAGCCGAAGAACTGTGAGGAGCAGCTTGCAAGGTTTGAAAGTGAGCATTTGATGAACTACAGTAGAATCGTATACGAGAGTCATTTCCTCCGCCATTCTTAAGATCAATTGTACCATTTTCAATACTTACACCACCGTTTCCAGTCGTGCCGTCACCATCAACTACAAGAGTTTTTCCTGTTGTAATTTTTTCACCAGAGTTAGTGGTGATAAAGCTCATAAATGTATTTGAGCCTTCGGCAATTGTAAGTGCGGTAGCAGAGTTATCAATTATAGAGAATTGAGTTGCCTGCGTAGAAATATCAATTGTGCCCGCATCAATATCAAGATTTGCAGCAGCGACTATATCTACATCGCCAGACCCAGACGTAATTGAGTTTGCACCTATTGTGAGATTTGCAGTCTTAAGTTGATCAATTTTGCTGCTTGCGTCTACAAGTATTGCGCTTGATGCAGTAAGAGTACCCGCAGTATGGTCAAGCATATCTACATATACTTTACCACCAATAGCAGTTACTGCATTATCAGAGGGTTGTCCGATAAACAGTTTATCACTGGCATCAGAGTATGCTAACTCGCCCGCTACCAGAGAAGTAGGGGCTGAAGTACTGGTACTTCTTTTGATTTTTATTGTCTGAGCCATCTAAAACTCCGGGGTTAGCCTTAAAAGGCTCCTGCGTCTAGCGTATCTGAATCTCCAGAAGCGTCGCCTACTATTATAGGTACGAACTCGAAATTTCCTGTACTAGTTTCGCGATATACTTTGACTTGATTATCATCAGTATCATAAAAGAGATCTCCTTCCTCTAAGTTTGTTGTTCCATCTGCAGGGGGAGTAGTTCCTCTAAATTGTTGATCTGCAAGCTGCTTCAGAGCATCACTTACATTATTTGCGGAAATTGTATTGTGTGGGGTAAAAACCACATTTGCAGCATCCATAAAATTAACTGGAATTGCAAAATTATTTATAGAAATACTTACATCCTCTGTTGTTAGATCCAGAGCAATTGCATTTGTATTTGTAACAGTTAAATCTGTAACTTGTTCTGTAATAGTTACTTGAGTAGCTGCAGTAGACATAATTACCTTGTAACTTCTTGATTTATAGTAACTTTTCCTTCAATAAGTCTCTTTACTATAGCATCATTTGCTGTATGAATTTCTAAATCATAAAAATAAACACCAGATGCCATCGCAGTCGATGTAGTTGCTGGTAATTCCATCTTTAATACCCCATTTGTAGGATTAGCAATGGTGCAAGTAAAAGAAGCTGCCACGGCTGAGGCAGTCTTAGATGAGCGCATCTGTGCCCTGCCCGAAAAGCCAGTCAAGTTTTTCAAGGATCCTGACTCTTTGATTGTTAAGTCAATCACAAAAGTCGATCCTTGGTCAATCACTAGGTCGTGGTTTGCTGCACTCATTTAAATTTCTCCATGATGAAATTATATCAAAGGGGACGTGAGGAGTCAAGAATTATTTTTATGTAGGTTATAATGCCCCTATCTTCACTCTAATTCTTGTGCCATCGTGTATTTCCATTGCCGTAGTGGAGAAATAAATTCCTGCACTACCAGAACTACCATTTGAAATTGCTAATTCTTCTGCTGTAATAGAACCTGTTGCAATTTTTTCTGCTGTAATTGCATTTGCATCAATATTATTCGCTACAATTGTATTTACATTTAATAAGTTTGTAATTAACGAGCCTGTTCCTGCAATACTAAACTCAGTTCCACTTAAAGTCAAACCCGTTCCTGCAGTATAAGTAGTATTTGTATCAGTATTAGTATCAGCTAAAGAAATTGTTGTATTACCGGACTGATTAACAGTAAATGTTTGATCAGATATACCAGTCTGTTGAATCGTAATAGTTCCATTTCCTACACTGGGAACCGTATTATTGTCAGTTAGAGAAATTGTTGTATTGCCGGACTGATTAAGAGTAAATGTTTGATCGGATTGACCGGTCTGACTAATCGTAATAGTTCCGTTTCCTACACTTGGAATTGATGGTGTGTTGGAAAAGTTATTATAATTTAAATAATAAGATCCATGCTGATTATCTAATAAATCTGCATCGAGTCCTGTTCCTGGGCCATCGTTCCCTGCATGCCATACAGTATGATTTGAAGTAGTTGCATATAAATTTCCTTTTGCATATACATTTTTGCTATTATCTACCTGTAATGCCCAAGCTCCGCTTGTATCTAAAAAGCCTTGATTTGCACTAGAATCTGCATAGTACCAACCTCTTTGTGTTCCATTACTGAGTTGAAGAAGTATGCTTGAAGAACTAGTTGAGCTCGATCTTGAGTTCCAGCCATAGCTACTGTTTATATAAAAATGATGACCAGTACTTGCATAAAGTCCTGTATTATTTGCAATTCTTATCCAGTTATCTGCGTTTATATATCCATTACTTTCAAAACGAACAACACTGCTATCTACACCAATACTATCTGCAGCTACCGTTATTCCTCCGCCAGAGGTTGCTCCAACATTAAAAGTAAAACTCGCAGCTCCAGAGTTTGTTGTAGAAGTACCAGTAAGACCTGATCCTGCTGTTGCAGTAACTGCAGTTATATCCCCTGTATTTGTAGTATAACCAAAGCTTTCAATTCTATCATTGACAGCAGCAGCAGTCATTAACTGACTATCATTATCTGCAAAAGTCTCTCCACCAATAAGAATAGAACTAGCATCTATCATGCTTGTAGTTACACCGGAAACAGCTATTCCGCTTCCAGATACGGAGATACCACTGCCTGCATTTGCACTTATTGCTCCACTTGTACTGTTGTAGGAAATACCATTTCCTGCAGAAACTGCACCCCTTGCTCTTGCATTCGTAAAGTAAAGATTATTTGTACCTTCTGCAAGATTATCTGTAGTAAGACCTGCAAGAGAAGAAGGAGTACCAGTTACATCTCCAATAAATGTACCAAAGAAAGTCCCTGCTTGTACTCGCTCACTTCCAAAAGTCCAGCCAGATGCAGTATTTCCTGATTCTCCAACTCCAGACTCTGCATATACAAAAGATTTATTAGTTGAGCTTCCTCTTTCTACTTCTATACCTGCTGTAACAGTTGATGCAGGAGTTCCGGTTTGAGAACTATTTACTACAATTTTATTATCTTCTATTACAAGATTTGTTGTATTTATTGTAGTAGTTGATCCACTTACTGTTAAATCACCACTAATTGACACGTTTGCAAGAGTTGTGGTGCCTGCAATACTTTGTCCGCCCGTAGTACGGATAACTGTAGTATCAGCAATAACATTACCACCACTTATAGCGATACCGCTTCCTGCACTTACAGCAATTGCACCTGTACCTGAAGTATAGGTTATACCATTTCCACCACTAAATTTTCCTCGTATTGTGGCAGCTGTTGGTCCTGCAAACGCATATTGTCCCTGAGTATTATCATAAGTAAGAGAGCCAAGATCACTATCACCAGAAGTTGCAACACTTAAGAGTCCTCGAACATCTGAAGCACTCGGGCCTGTATAACTAGCTACACCTGTTGTTTGATTATATGAAAAGCTTCCCAAGCCTCCGCTATCTACACCAGATATAGAACTGCGAATATAAGGTTGGTTTACAGTCATATTTGCACGAGTACCACTTACTGTGACATCTATTCCCGTACTAAAATTAAATATACCAATATTGTTTGCTTTTTGGACAGTGTTATCTTCTACAACGGCAGAAGGAGTTGCTGTAGCATTTACATTACTTGTAGAGTCAATGTCAACACCATTTAGTGACATATTTGTTCCATCAAAAGTAATATTTTTTGTGGAATTACCAAAAGTAAACTTACCGCCAGTTAAGTCAAGAAACGCGCCCTGTTCATTTCCAGACGGTGGATTATTTGCATCTGGCGGCGCATTTGCACCTGTACTTCTTAGTGTACCACCAGTAATTGCACCTAAGTTTGCACTCAATGAAGATAAGCTTTGAGTAGTAATATGACACGCAGAAATAGTTGTTGCAGCAAGAAGATTTGCTACAACTGAGTTTGCTTGTACAGATTCTGCTTTGACTGACCCCGCAGCTATCTGTGCCGTAGTAATTTGATTGGCTGCTATCGTATTTGTAGTAACAGAGTTTGCAAGCAGCTCTGAAGTAGTAATTTGATTTGCTGCAATAAGATTTGCTGTAATAGAGTTTGCAGCTATTTGATCTGCGGATATCTGGTTTGCCGCAATCTTATCTGCTGTAATTGCATTTGCAAATATTTTATCTGTAGTAATACTACCTGTTACAATTAAATCACCATCAATTATTTCTGCTTGATTTATCCAAATAGATCCATCATAGCTCCATACTGCGGTGCCGGTAAAGTTTGCTAGCGTACCTTCAAAGAAAGTAGCTTGGTCTCCAATAACAGCATTACCCGGTCTATCTGACCAATTACTATCCCAACCTGCTTGAGCCTGTGCAGTATTTGTAGGCAGTGTAGTTATAGGAATCTGCCAACGACCTGGCCCCCTTCTTCCTCTAGAATTAACATAGAACTCAGCTGCGTATGCCGCCGCGTTACTTTTCTCTACTTTTCCTAAAATTGCATCAAAAGTAAAATCTGGCTTTAAGGACTGCTTATAGACTTTTACTCCAGAATGAGTTTTTGTTAGACTTTGTTTTAGAATAAGAGATGTATTACTTATTACTTCCGCAACTTCTCCATATTCTGCATCAGTTTGTTGTGTACCAGGAGCACTTGCTGAGGTAAGTTTTATTAAGTCTCCTGCAGCAAAATGTGTAAGAAAAGCTGTAGATGTGCCTGCAATTGTAGTACTACCAATAGCGGCTGTAACTGTTCCCGCTGTTGCAGATAGTCCATTATTTGAAGCACCTACTTCTTTATAGTAATTAAAATCAATAGTTTGACCACCAACATCTATAGCTATAGTATCTGTATGTACCTGAACAGCTTTCCAAGGATCTGAAGCCCGTGCACTATGATCGTAGTATAAATAGGCAGTAGTATTATTTGCCATTGCATTAAATGCTTGTTCGGTAAAGTTTGTGTTTCCACTTGTAACAGGAAAATTAAATCCTGCCGGTGTGATATATGTATAAGTATTTTCTTCAAATATTATTTTTTCACTGCCGCTATCAAACTCTACACTTGTAGTTAGAGTTCCTCCTAAGGGAATATTTGTAATACGGTTAAAATTAGGAGGAGGTGCAGTAATAGATCGAGTTGCTGTTTCATATACAGATTTAGCACCGGTATCAGAGATTGTACGAATACGAATTGAAAAAGTTCCTGCTGAAGCATTGGGTATTCGTATATTTTGTGTACCTGCTCCTACTTCTATCTGAGAAAATCCTCCTTCAAGAGGCCCATCAGACAGATCATGAGTTATTTCATATCTATTTATAAACTCATACGGAACAACTCTAGCATTACTATTAGTATCCGTAATTGTTATCTCGGGAGGTGTCCAACCAATAATTGCATCAAAACCCTGCTCAGCACCATCTATTGAGGTACTCGAGGCACTAACAAGTTCTAAACTTAAATTTGTAGGCGGAGGTACTTCTGTCGCTGCCCCAGAAAAAGAGGAATAATCAGGAATATAAACAGGTCTACTAACTTCCAGTTCTTCGTATTTATCGGTTGCAACAAGCCCTGCACTGATTTTATAAGAAGCTGCTTCTTTTTCTTCATCAATTGCTAAAACTCTGAACTGCTTTATGTCAGAGTTCTCAAGCTCTAATTCTGGACCAATTGCCCAAATTACTTCAGAATTAGGAACAGAAGTTAGTCCTAAATAAACTGTTAATGCTGCAGGAAGAGTTACATTTCCCGTACCCGCACTAGTATTTCCAATCTTTACTTTTTCAATGCGAGTATTTGAAGAAAACTGTGCTACTACTGAATTGCCGCTATCATCGACTAAATTAGCTGCAGCTGCTTCAGAAGTAATTGGATTGCCACTAGCATCTCCTAGTATGAGAGAACCTCTCTTGTACGTTACACTATTTATTACTACTTGTTCTGCTTGATTTAAATAAGTGCCAGAATCAGGATAAATTAAATATAGTATATGACTGGCATCTGCTGCTGTGCCTGAACCGTGGTCATACCCCGTTACTGCAACATCTCGATCGAGTACTATTGAAGTAGTATTTGATGCTGATGAAACTCTACCGCTTGCAATAATACTATCTGCATAATGATCTTGTACATTTATATGGTCTCCTGGGCGCAAAAAAGATGCGTTTATTCCGGTAGTAAAACTTACCAACTCAGTTTCCTGAGTATCTGTAAGCATATGCCACTTTCCTAGACGCTTTGCTTGTCCTTCAGAAGTACACCCAAAAGCCACAACATCCTTACTGATAACCTTTTTCTGCTCTAAAATATTTGCAGTATCATCTATAGTTAGGACTGTTTGTTTAAATAATTCTTCGGGATTTGACCAAGTAACATTTACTTGATTAACCCTAGATCTTTGACCTGTAAAAGTATACTCAAATAATCCATCCTTTACATTTCCGTTTGAAAAAGTATAAACAGGCTCTTTAAATACGTCTTGTACTTGTACTATTTGTCCATCTATCCAGTACATCATCGAACGGAAAGTAGAAGATAAATCTTTTAGTACTTTATACGCATCTTCCTGTCGTGCTAAATAAACATTACAGGCAAAGCGAGGCTCTAAGCCTCCCCGCTCATTTGGTACTAGTTCGTCACAATGTCTTGCAATTTGATACAGAGAAAAGTGATCTATGTCAGACTCTTTTATAAAGTTTCCAAGACCTATCTCTTTATCTGTAAGAATATCGTAAAATATCCATGCAGGATTATTTGTATATACCTTTGATCTATTAGCAACATGTGAAGAGCCAACGTCTCCTCTAAAAGTTCCATCCCAGGTGACGTAGGAATTTGTATCTACACCGCTAGTCTTATTTCTAGTATACTTTGCTTGGCTGCTACCTAGTTCTTCTCTTGTAAGATAATTAGAGGGAACTTTTATCTTTTTACCTCTAATATGATAAGCTCTTTTTGGTATGGAAGAAAAATCTTCTGCGGAAAATTGAACAACACTGTAAGCAGACATAGGATAGCTTAGTCTTTCTTCGATAATTGCTTCTACCGTTTTTACTCGGGTAGGAGCAACTACAGTATGTTTTTCAAATGTATAGTCCTTTGAAGAATCGGGACTTAATCTTTTTATACCAATACGCCAGTCTGCCATGGGTTGAAAAGGTTTTAGATCTATATCATACTCTTTTATAAAAGCTACTTTTTGATTCTTCTTGGAAATTACACCATTACTAGATCTAGTGCCAGATCCGCCATATAAAACATCCCTTTGAGTTTCCATGAGCTGATTCCAAGCTGGAACACTTGAAATAAAATCAGTTCCACCATAGTTTCTTCCAATCATTAACTCTTTTGTAAAATCAGAATCGCTCGCATCCGATTTATACTCTAAAGTAATCTGAAACTCTGCATAAGCAGTGTGCTTATTACCAGATTCTGAGGTAAATGAAAGACCTCCAGGAAACTCTAAGTTTATTTTTACTCTATCAGTCTCCTGCTTTGAGTTCTGAGACATAGAAAAACTATCCCCAGTAATAAAGTAGGTTGATTGTCCTCCAGAACTATCTTGAGAAGTATGCCATTTTAGATCGAAGTTCGGCCCAAGAGTGTAAGTTGCTGCAGCAGTTGATCCAGGTGCAGTATGTGCTGGTTGATTTCGAGTTCCTCTATAAAACGATACAGAAGCACTTTCATAGTTTCTCTTGCTTCTTCCAGAGGAAAGACTGCCACTTGAGTGAACAGCACCGCTAACTTTTGCACTAACTGCAGTTGCAGAGCGTGTAGCTGCAGAGGCTATAGTACAAGAATTGGCAGAATTTATTGCTGTTATTTTTGCAACATAATCTATCTCAAAAGTAGTCCCTGCAGAAACAGCTTTACCTATAGGAGGAGAAAGAGTTGCACGATTTCCTGAGCCACTTCCACTATTTCCTACATTTATAAGTATACCTTGATATACTCCTCCCGTAGCGCTGGCTCCTGGTATTCTTACCAAGAAAGCTACTGGAGCATCATACCCGTTGCCGGGGCCGGAAGAATCATCCTCATCAATAGGCTGGATCATACTCGTAGTAAACATACTATTTGCGGATGAAATTAAAACATTTGAGTTTACATTCATATTAGAAGCAAGAGTTGAAGTTTTTCCTGCTCCTTTAATCTGAATATATCTTGGATTAGCAACTAGTTCTGAAGTGCTTAATCCAGCAAATAAATTACCTCCACCTACTGCTGTCGCATTAGTTACGCTAGTGCCACTTACTGTTACTATGCCCTGAAGAGGCTGGAACTCTTGCATAGTACCGCCGTCTACTATTGCAGTGTCATTTAGATATACTCCTCCAAGACCGCCAACTACGCCCTGTATTTCTCCAGCGGCAATTAAATCATATATAATTGCTCTCTGTTTTTCAAAAGTTCCTATTGTCATGCAACTACCTCAAATTCATTCGTATCGGATGCCATTGCTAGTCCAATATCTGTATTCAGAAAAGAACTGTAAGGGTTATAATATCCTCCAAAGCTATATGGACTAATATTTCGTCCTCTGCCTCTGCCGTAGCCGCTTGCAATTTCTGGTCTAAAAGATGTACTCATAGGGGCTCCTCCAACAAGAAGCTCTCCATAACAAACAGGTACTGGCAATCCTTGTTGCATATTATTTTGTGGTCCTTGAAAAAGGTATCCCTCTTCTTGCTTTGAGTCTGTTTCTGGACCGGGAGCCATAAGCTGAGAAAGTCCAGATAAAGCTAAGTTTGTTGCAAGCCCTACTAATAACTGACCAGTAAGGTTTAAACCCGTAACAGTACCCGCAGCTGATCCAGTACCCATAGTAACCGCATATCCTTGTGCTCCAAAACCTCCGGTAGCTGCAACTACAGCAATAATTGCTACTGCTGCAAGTATTTTTCCACCACCGCCTTTTGATCCGGAAGGTACTTCCGTAATAATTATGTCTTCTTTATTTAGAGAAAGTAGTAGTTCTTCTTCATGTTCAAGGTAATCTTTTCCTCTCTTTATCTCATATCCGATACCAGCATCTGCCGCATCTAAAATATGCTTACGAAACCCTTTAGTCTGACAATCAATAAGTTTGAATATATCACGAATGTTACTGCACTCGGTTTCCCAAGTACTACCAAACTTAGATATTTCTCCTACTAACTTAACTTTTTGCATATCTAACATACCTTGAAACTTTCTTTATCCACAAAGGGTATAAACTCTCTCTACAAGAAAGTCTATCAATCGCATGGTGCATAAAAATGTCTTCTTCTAAATAAATTCCACAATGATTTGGTACATGATTAAATACTTTAAAAAACACCAAATCTCCAAACTGAGGCTGATCTACCTCTACAAACCCGAACTCTTCAAATAAATCATCAAAATAATTTAAGCCTTCTTCCCACCAATCGTCCTTAAACTGTATTATAGGCAGAGTAATATTAAAGTTTTCTTTATAAAAGTCTCTTGCCAGAACATAACAGTCATTTTTACCAAACTCATACTTTCTTCCAAGTAGAGATTCTTTTCTAGGAGTATACTCTACCTTCTCCCCTTCGGGTATTGAGTAAACAATATATTTAACGCCTAAATAATCACTTGCCTTTTTATCTGCATCGCTCAACTCTGCTGATGCATCTGGGTGGCTATGAACTACTGCGTATATATCTCCCGTTAAACTTGCTCGTAAATAGTCATCGCTATTTATTACAAAATTTTCCTCTGGGTCTTCTGCCTCATTTGTTGAAGGAACCCAGACTAGTTTTCCTTTTTTATTTTGTAATATTCCACATCCTTCTTCCGGATATTTATCTAGAAAATATTTGAGTATTTCTTTATCGTCTTCGCTGTACGACACCCGGGTATCCTCCAAAAGGCAAAGCCTTTGTATTATCATGTAAGGCATCAAAAGCACCAGTAATCGAAGGATGTACTTTTGCTTGAAACCTAAGTTTACAAGAAGTTATTTGTTTACCACATCTATCGGCTTCTGTCCAAAAGTTATTTTCAGCTACTACAGTACCTGTAGGGCCTGCTCCTACAACTGAAGTTCTTTTTACTCTCCAAAACTCCCCATCTTTCAAAATAATACTATTGAATGCTTTATCTACATAACCATAGTAAGGATCACTCGAACTAAATGCTTTATAATATCTTAGTTTTCTAAAAGAGGTATTTGTAGTTGCAGGGGCACTTGAAGTATTTCTGACACATAACCAATATTGACGAGTATCTGCATTATTAATACTTGGAAGTATAACTCCATCTCCCCCATATCTTTGCTGTGTTGTGGCGGTAAAATAAATAGTATTTTTAGTAAAGCTACTCTGACCGGAAGCATTTGTGGCTCCGCTTAGTGCAGAAAAAGTTACTATTACTTCATCACTTTCATTTACAGCAAGTAAATGGTCAGTACCACTAATATTTATTTTATTATCAAGTCGCCAAGAGCATCCACCTTCTTTATCCGCTTCTGCTAAAGTTGAGGAAGCTCCTTGATATTTCCAGGGACAGGCCCCTCCTATAACAACTCTTCTAGGAAGTTTAATTCCTGCTAAGTCGAAAGGCGCTGCTAGTTCAAAAGTTACTCCAAGTATGGACTTACTTGCAATTCTATCAATGACATAAGTTATGGAAGGAAATTCAACAGGAGGAGTACTATCTCCCGCTTCTCCAGCCAAATATTTTTCCTGGGTTGTTCTTCGTGTAATTCTTCTTCCAATTAAGTCTTCAAAACCAAGACCGCCCAACGCATCTTTAAAAGTGCTCTCTATATTTGCAACTGTCATTTTTGGGCGGCTAATAGCTCCGTCTGAAGATATATCAAACCCCTCTAGCTGTATCGGTATTGGTGTATATGTTTTGATACTTCCAGAAGTATCTCTAAACTGTATAGAAGTTAAATCATTATCTATAGCCGAAGTAAAATACGCAAAAGTATTATCTGCATACTCTAGATCATATAGTACAATTATGGAGGATTCAATTCCCTGCTTCTGTACATTTTCAACAATCGCTGTCATTCATAAACTCGTCTGAATTTTGCGGTTAGACTATAAAAATTTTCATACTGATAATTTTCTGAAAAACTATCGCACACTACACGAATTGATTTTTCATCATCAGTAGTGTTATCAAGAATACCAGTAACTTCTTCAGTAGAAGCATGGTCTGGAACTGTAAAAACAAAAGAAGTTACTCCTTTTAAGCTTTTAAGAAACCCAGCTATATTTTCTATTTCTCCTCGAGTACGATTTTTAAAAGCAACGTTATACTCTTCTTTTACGCTATTTATACCAAAAGTAGTACGCTGCTCGTACCCATCTCCAAAGTTTACTCGTCGAACTTGAGGAGTTGCTTGTCGAGTCATACCTTTATCAGGAAGAACAGTTAGACTTCCGAAAGCGCTTGATGTTGTAAAGCCGAGTGCCATTAAATTCCTCCAGCCGCTCCGTATGGACTTAATATACCGCCCGGACGTCTTTGTCTATGTAGCTCTTCTTGAACTGCTGATGAAATGGCGCGTCCAAGAGCTTCACCTTGTCCTGGATCTCCAGATACATTACTGGTTGCACCTTCTCCAGAAACATTTACAGTTACACCAACATTATTTGTAGTAGCTGGTCCACCTGATTTCATTTCTACAGGTATCTTTCCACCGCTTGGAAGAGGTACTACTGCTTCATTTCCATGCAACATTGCAGGATATCCAGCTTGGGGGCCTCTTGCAATACCGCCAGTAGCATAACCCATAGGCTTCATACCATATCGCGCTGTACCACCCCCTCCAAAAAGACCACTTATAAACCCAAAGAGACCTGTACCCGCATTTCCACCTGTACCAATACTTCCGATAAGATCTGAAAATAGACTACCAAAGCCGCTTGCTCCGCTCATAAAAGCTTTTCCTAATTTACCTAGGAAGCCCCCTTCACCACTATTCTTATCAAAAATTGCTGCGAAGTCATTTAAAAATGGACCAAATGTTCCGCCCACTCTTTTTGTTCCGGGGTCTTTTACTACAGGAGTACCCTTATTAGTAACACTAACTACACCTATATTTGGGTTCGGCTCTATGTCTACTTTTTTACCAAGAAGTCTTTCAAGAAATGGTATTTTTTCTTTACTGGATAATGGCGCCGCTCCAGATGCTGGCGTTATTCCAGTGCCTGGAGGAGGCGGAGGCCCCTGCTGCGGGGGTCGTCCACTAATTGCTGCAGCAATTACTCGAGCTGCGTGGTCGCCGCCCGTTACCATTGCTGTGCGTAGGGTTACAGCACCTACACCTGTAGAGTTTCTTATAGCAGCTGCCATCTGCTCCGAGGGATCTTTTTGTCCTGTAAGCTTTTTCATTATATTTGTTGTCATTTGCTTAGAAAGAGTATCTGCAACACTCTCTAATACTCCTTTTGCTAGATCTCTCAATGCTTGTGCGAAGTTCTTAGTGCCTTTTATAAGACTATTTATTCCTTGATTCAAATTTGTTTCAAATGCTTGTGCTGCAGCATCTTTTAGTTGTTCAATTTGATTTTGCTGTCGTTGTAGTTCGTCTGTTTGTGCTCGTAAGAAAAGTAACCTATTTTCCTCTAGAGAGATACCCCGCTCTCGAGCATCTAAGCTATCAAGTTCTAATGTTGCTGCAAGCTTTTCTTCTTTTGTTCCGTTTTTTTGTAGCTCTAGTGCCTCTGCTCTTCTCTCAGCAATCAACTCTCTGCCTCTTCGTATTTTCTGTTCTGCATCAAACATTTTTACTTGATTTTTTGCAATTTGAGCACTAGATTTGATCTCTGCTTGTAATAATTTTGTTTTTCCAGCAAGAAGTCTTGCTTCTTGAGTTTGAATAACTAATGTGGCTTTTTTTGTTTCAAATTCTGCTGTTGCAGCATTTACCATAAAATTTCGATCAGTTTGAATGGCTTTCAATCTTGACGCTTGTTGAGCATCTGCACCCTGCTCTTGAGTCTTAATTACTGCTCTCATCTGCTGTTCTTCTTGTATTAGAGCTGTAATAAATGCATCTATTTCAGTAAGAGGAAATTGTTTAAAACGAAGCTGAGTATTCTTTTTAATATTTTCGTCAGTAGCACGATTTAACGCTGTCATAGTATTAGAAAGCTCTATCATTTTTTCTCTTTTCTGGAATAATGCTGCTAAATCGACTCGCTGGCCTTTTGCTAGTTTATCCAGAATATCTACATATGCAATAGCAACTTTATTTTGTCGTTCCCCTGCAGTTGTTAGTCCCTGATACTCCAATCTCTCCCGACCTAGTGTTGCAAGTGCAGATTTTGTTGCAGAATCTATATCTTCTTGTGTTTGTGCATATTCAAAGAAAGTTCGCCCCGATGCAGCAACAGCGGCTTCTAAATCCTCCTGCGCCTTCACAGTAGCTGCAGCATTTGTCCCAGCTACACTCACGGAAGCGTGCGGTCCTATACCACCAAAGTTCACAGGATCCGCAGCTTGGTCCTCTAATACTTTTAATTGACTTTCATATTCAGTAATAGCTGCATTTGCTTTTTCTATAGATTCTGCAAACCCCTCAAAAGCAATATTGAGAGACGCCTGATTTAACATAGCTTTTAAGCTACCACTACTTATATTTCCAAGACGCTTACCGTAAGCTTCTAGTTGTCTATTTCCTGTCTCAAAGGTATCGAATAAAATATTTTGAGTTTCAATAAACTTATCTGTTTCTTGGCTTAAGGTTTTTTCCTTTTCAATTAAGTGGTCAAACTTATTTGTAGTCTCTTCAATAACTTTTCCGCCTCGAACAAAAGCGTAGACAAGACCGCCAATAGCTGCAATTATTCCAATCCAGCTAAGAATACTTAGTGCTCCTGCAAGAAAAGCTCCTACTTTTGCCCCAAACGCAGCAAGAGATGCAAGAGAAAGTTTTGCTGTAGCTACACCTGCAGCTGTTGCTGCTCCAATTACTGCTCCTGTTCTAGTCCATACAGTAGTAACTACACCTGCAGAAGCTTTGTTTAGCATTTCATATTTTTTCAAATGAATTTTTAGATTTGCTAAAACCTTAGCATCTTTTATCTTATATCCGCGTACTTCTTTATCTAAATTTTGCTTTATCTTTGCAAGCTGTCTAGCACTCAGCTGATCCCCATCTCGTAGCTTTTGCAAAAGAGATCTTTTATTTAGCTTAACTTTCTTTAAGTTAGCTTTCATTTCATCATCTACTGATTTTTTTAATTGAAGTTGTGCTTTTGGACTTGCTCGTAACTTGTCTAAGTCTTTGAAATATTTTTTCTGATCTAAATTTGCTTTTGCATAACTCTTTTTAGCTGTAGTTGCTACTTTTTCTAAAGAAGTAGAAAGTCCAGCTAGTGACGGTAAAGCACTTCTTAAAATTTGAATAGTGAACGGGGCGAAAGCTGCCGCAATCAAAGCAGGATACTCTGCTAGTACTTGTGCGACTGGTGTAAGAAAACTTACGGAAAATTCTCGTATGCTATTTACTATATCATCGAAAGCTTTTCCTAGTTTTTGAAATTCATTCTCACTAGCGCCTGTAACCGCTAAAACCTTAGCATATTTTTCTTCTACCTGTGCTAATACTTCCGCTGTTACGGCCTGACTTCTTTGAAAAGCATTTAATTCACCCGTTATTTTAAGAGACCTTTTATAGTTCCGTTGAGCGGTTTCAAGACGAAGAATAATACCAAGTTCATCTAAGAGTTCTGGTTCTGCTTTTGTTACACCACGAACTAAACGATTAAATGAATCTGTTAAGTCTCTTCCTAATATTGTGGAGGTATCTTTTGCGGCTTTGCCTAGAGCTGTTATTTGCTGGGGGTCTAGACCCGCAGCAGTTCCTATGGCGGCTGCTTGGGCGGCTTCTTGAAAGCTTAACTGTGCACCTGTAGCTGCTTGAATATCTGTAGTTAAAGCCTTCATAGAAGTACCAACTGCAGAAGTATATGCAAGCTGTCCTTCCTGTAGAAGCTTGAGAGAGCCTGCTGATTTTAGAAAGTTAAAAGCAGCGGTTACAGCAAAGATTTGTGCAGCAAGAGTTGCATATGCACCTACTAAACCTCCTGTACCGGAAGCTAATGCGGCAAATTGCTTGCCACTTGCACTTGCAGTCTGTGCTGCACCTCTTATTTGCTTTCTGGCATTTGTTGCAGAAGCGGCCGTTCCATCCATAGCACCCTTAAGCTGGCGCTGAGATACGGCCATCTTTTTGGTTGTGCCTTTATCATCAACTATTACATCAACAAGTACTTTACGCTTAGCCACTAATATTCGCCTTCATTTTAGCTTGTTGTTCTCGTTGCTTTTGCTTACGAGCAAGCTCTTCGGATCTGGCCGATACCACTATATTTTCGTACACTTTTGCAAAATAAATTATAGTAGGAATATCTTCTAACTTATATACTTCACATAGGAAATGGGCTGCAGACCAGTCCTTTCCTAAGTACATACCCGACATTCCATCCCATCTATCCGATAGAAGATCAAACATAAAAAATGCCACCTGTACTTCATACGGAAACGCTGAAGCATCCAGTGGCATTTTATCAGGATCTGGCTCTTGCCCTAACTGTTCACAGAGTGCAATGTACTTACTTACATCTAATTTTTGAGTGGACTCGCGTACATAGCGCTCAAGCAGCTTTCGTACTTCTGCTACTTGTCGCCAGTAAAATTTTCCAAGTCACCTACTGCCTCTGTTACCCATGTGTCAAAAGACGTTGCGTTCTTCATTAAAAGTTCTGCATTATCTGATGTATAAGGTAATTCATCATCGGGATCAAGTTCTCCTACATCTACCAAAAGAAGCTCTTCTAGGTAACGATACTTGAGACCTTTCCATCCTTTTATAACAGCTTTTGTATATTCTACAATGAACTTTTCTTCGTCTAAATCTTCTTCTGCTTGATGCGTTCTTTTATTCCATTTTGTGGATACACATTTTTTTCGCAGTTTTACTAGCTCTTCTCGGGCTAAGTAGCATAAGTCTACAGAAAATCCGGAATAACCAGGAAAATCTATGCTTACAGTTTTACTTGCAGTCATAAGACTGGCTAAAGAAATGGGCGTGTCGGTCATGTAAAAGTCCTCTATATAAAGTGTTAATTAGATAGTGTATATTCTACTTCACAACAGGAAAAATGTCAAGAAGTATTTTTTGAAAGGTAGAAGTAAAAAAGGGGCCGAAGCCCCTTTTTTATTGCGTATCTATTATACGTCTGGAACTACTCCCCTATATGCAAGGACGGTTTCGTTCGTTCCCCCAATAGTTGAAGGCAGTGCTTGGAATGTAGTTTCCAGAGCAATCGTATCCTCAATATTATGGGCGGGTATCTCAAAGTGTGCAGTAGCCATTGTAAACTTCAAGAAAGGTGAGCTAGCTCCACCTATTGCAAATACAGTATTGAAGGAATTTACTACTTTTGCTTTTGCAGCAGCACTAGTCATGTCTGCAAAGAAGTCCGTAGAAGTACCTACATTACTACTAGAATCAAGCCCTAAGTAACAACTAAAGCTACCACTTACAGACCTAGCTCCAGTTACGTGTCCAATTGGTGTATTCACTGCTCCAATAGTCTCTGGAGTAAGGAACGTTATATTATTACTTATAGTTATATTACCACCAATAAGTGTTAAGTTATAAACGCCACTTCCTGCTCCTGGGAATGTTGAGGTATCTGCTGCAGTAATTGAAAGAGAGGTAAGTCTATTTCTAATGTAGTTATTTGTAGCATTGATTGCTTCATAAATAGTCTTTGTAGGCTTGGATACACTTGTAAGAGTACTTCCAAATCCAGACCAGTTAATCGTAGCAATACCTTCAATATCAAAGTCAATGCTTGCTTCGTTTATAACAGCACCAGCAACTTTATATACCGTGGGGTTTGACCCGGCATCATCTAGTGAAAAGAATACTTCTGCAGTTCCTAAAGTAGACTTGTTTGATTCACTGAAGTCAATTGCTAAATCTGCACTTGTTCCCGTTCCATGAGTAGTTGTATTAGTAAAAGCATTACTAGAATAAGTAGCAGGACCTGCCATAAGTGCCCATAGTACTTCTTCTACTGCGTGTTGCTTTCCTGAACCGTCTGCTGCGCCCGCTCCGGAGCCTGCTGATAAGAAAGGACGAGCATAAGTTGAAAAAGAAAATTCAACAGGTGCTAACGAATCGTTAAATACTTTTCGTCCACGCTTACTTACGCCTGTGGAGCTTTCTGCCTCATTAAGCGTTATCTCCGTAGAGTTATTTGCTTGTGAAAAACTGAATCCGTCCAACACAGGGATCTCCCATATTGCTGACCCAATCTTAACGTACATTTTAGTGTCGCGACTAAAATATAATGTATCCGCCATAGTTTTCTCCTATGAAACTTGAAAAGACTTGGACGTGAACTTTTGTTCGTGCCAGTATTTTCTAATAACGAACCTCTATCGAAATTTCTCCTACGGCTAGGGGTTCGAGTACACCTTCATCAGTATTTATACTGAGTATTGTGATTTGTTGTGTAGTAAAAGAGTTATTCTGAGCATCTGTATATGCTAATCTAGAATTTTCTTCTATTACAGTTTCTATATCTTCCATTAATAAATTAAGACCCTCTGTAGCGTCTTCTTCATCTTGAACATAACAACGAATTGTTACACTTAAAAATCTATCTTTAAACCCACCACCTTGATACTCGCGGGTCTCTGGTCCTGCATTTAAATGAACTGCAGGAAATTCTGCGACTTCATCCCAAAACTTTAATCTAGGTTCTACATTATTTTGTAGATCTGTAAGAAAGGCCCCAGAACCGTCAATATCTTTTAATTTTTCAGCAAGAGATTTTAAAATATTTGCTCTTCTTGAAGTATAAGTTCGTGCGGACATTACTGCCTCCTAGTATATATTCGACCCTCGACGAGCTGTGCTGCGATCTCTCTTATTGAAGTATCAATTAAACGTCTTGGGTCTCTTTGTATGCTTGAAAACCTAGTTCCACTTGAACTCTCAAAAACTTCATAGGGGCGTCTTTGGTAAGTATATCCAATACTTGGAAATCCTTGGGGAGTTGCAGATACATCCGTTATTTTTACACTATTTGCAAATGTTCCTGTAATATTATTTAATGCAGGATCTCCCATATTTTTCTGAACAGTTCTATTTATTTTACTATTTAAAATTGCTAATAAATTAATTGGCGATGATAATCGACTGCTCTTAGCCGACTTTCCTCCGGCTCCTCTAGTTGCTGCAAGAGTTGCAATAGAAGCTTTTGGAGCTGATGTTCTTTTTGCTGGCCCTTTCTTGCTTTTAGAGGAGGCAGTTGCTTTATTCTTTGGTCTTGAAGTATTTTTTGTTTTTGGTCCAGTAACTTTTATATGCTTACCTTTTTTAAAACTGCTCATAAGTTCGTGAGAAACTGCAGTTTCAGCATTGTCAGTAATACTTGGACTTCCTTTTAAATCTTCTAATTTTTGTTTTTGGAGATGCCGAATCATTACTCCTTCTAGCTTATCTCGTAAGCCTTGTTTTCCTGGAGCACTATCCCAGTCATTGACTTGGGATCCTGGATAGTTTTTAGACCCTGGTCCTACAAATACTTGTACGTTTTCTTTTATCTTTAATTGTAGGCTTCCTTTCTTTGTACCTTTTGTATCAAATACTGCCTCTAACTCTCCATATTTTTCCGCAAAACTCTTTGCGATTTTCATTCCCGTATATCGTTTAAAATATTTGTCGGTCTCCATCCACTTCATAGCCGCAACTAACCGCGCAGCACCTACCGTAGTTTTTCCAGCGTGTTCTCGTTCTCCGCCTCTTTTTAAAACTCCGACATCACTTCTTCCTGAAGCTGCAGATATTTGCTTGCCAGTAGGATCATCGGTATTAAATAAAATTTGAGCTTCTTCTTTTGCTCCTGTAAGCTTAATACCTTTCTTTTCTACTTTTGCTTTTACAAAATCAACTAAAGGCTGCTTTATAGTATCAAAAGCACTTTTTTTCGCTCCATCATTTTGAGCAAACACAAAATAATCTGCACCCTGTTCTACTATCTCATGGGCTTTCTTTCGACTAATTGCTGCTATAATCTCTGGAAAAGCTCCATCAACTGCTCCTACAAAACTTCTTCTTTGTATAATAGGAAACTTTGCTTTAGGATTATTTTTATGTTTTTTTCTTAAAAGCTCATATCCTTCAATATAACTTTCTACTAAGTTTGCTTTTGTAATAGTAACTAATTGTCTTGCACTATCCAGAACTCCTCTTGCAAAAGCATCATCAACAGCTTTACTGAGCCGTTTCATTTCTCTTTTTAGTTCTGATTTTGCCACTAGAAGTTCTTGTACAAGTCCAAAACTCGCTTGATATGATCTGGAAAAGCCACATTATCACGCTGAGTACTAGAGCTTTGATTTTGTATAGAGGCTCCACCAAGAGTTCTTCTCTCTTTATGCTCATCTTTTAAGTAGTATGTAACTAAGTCAAATACTGCAAGTTTTAAATCTTCGGGTGTAGCTGAATATCCCGCAGTATAAGTTACCTTTACTGCACCAACGCCCTGCTTCCAATTAAGACGAGAACCAGACTCGTTAGTTCTAATAACACTATCGGTACGCTTATCAAGATAATATTCATACGCACCTGTAGTGAGAGTAGCATAGGATTGATCATATCCACTCCTTTCTTGTACACTTACTATAGCATTTACAGGACTCTCTGTTAGTTGTACTGCAAAAGTATCCCAGTAAATGTCAAAATCTTCTATTTTATTATTCGAGAAAAAGTCTACAAAACTATTTCCACAATAGGTTTTTACTAATTCGCTCACAGACGGTATGATACGAGAAATTCTCAGATCCTCTTTAGGGCCTGTTATTCCTTCCGCATCCTTATAATCTGATAATGTAACTAAATCTGCCATAAGTAAATTAATAAAAACCTGGGGAAGCCGAAGCTCCCCCAAGTTTGCTGGTTATTAAGACTGGAAGTTAATTCGAACTGAAGGTTGATCGGCAGATGCGCCGGCAACGATTTCTTCAAATCCGAGTGACTGAGTCGCAACGATAACACGTCGCTGATTCATTACTTCGTAATCTTGTTCAACCGTAACACCACGTAGACGTGGAATTACATAGTTACGGGCATAAACTGCACAAGCAGCCATGTTACCGTTGGTGTTGTCCGCAGGGAATTCCTCTGATACAACAACTGGAGAACCGAACACGGCTCCAATCGTACCAGTGACTCGTATTGCGAGATCTGATCCTACTTCATCCAGAGTTTGGAATGCGGAATCAGACAACAAATCATAGTAGCTGTTTGAGCTAACGATGTAAGTTACATCGGAAGGATTCAAACCATACTTACCCATTGCCTTACGTGCGGTCAATAAGTTAGCAGCCGTTAACAGGTCACCATCAGAGATGTCCATGTTGTCAGTGCCAGACAGCGTTGCGGCTGCGGCAAAGTCTGCAAGACCTGCAGGTGCGCTTGAGTTACCATTCAAGATAGCATTCTCAACTGCACGACCGTGTGCACGTGCTACGCCTTCAATCAGCATAGGCATCAAGTTAATCAGAACTTGCTCGTCGACATCATTGTCCATAAAGGTGCTTGAGATCAAACGATAAGCGTTCAAGATTACTTGCTTAGGACGGTAGGTGCTGTTAGATGCGCCACGATTTTCCAAATTACCAGAAGTTGCTGCACTTGCTGAGAAAGTAGCAGGTTCAACATCTACGGAAATCGGTAGCACAGTCGCTCCACCGTTCACAGGGATTTCACGGAACAATTGAGCTACTTTCAGCTCATTTTGAATTTCCTTCTCGATAAGAGATGAAACTTCTTGGTCGATATCGCCAGCATTAGTTGCATAGTCGATACCAGCCTTTTCTTGGATGTCACGGCCATAGCTCGTGTCCCAACCCTTGCGAGTCATTACACCCAACATGTGTGCAGTCAAGAAGTCCTGGCCCCACTTAGTAATATCGCTCTTTTCAGCACGATCTGCGAAGACTCGCTTAGAGTCACGCATCTTAGTGATTTCATCAGACTTTTCTGCCAATTCTTGCTTATACTTAGCAACAATTTCTTCCATGTCAGCATTACGAGCGGTAAGCTCTTTCTGAACATCTTCAAGAAGCTTCTCAGTACCTGATTCAACACCAGTTACTACAGCTTGCTTGACTTCTTCTTCTTGAGCTGCCTTGGCTTCTGCTTCTGCAGCAGCCTTCTCAACAGCTTCTTGTGCTACGGCTTCTTCCGCAGCTTTAGTCTCGGCTTGTTTCATTGCAATTTTAGCAGCAGTTTCCTCTGCTACCTTCTTAGCAAATGCTTCCAAGTCGACTTCGGGAGTTTTTACCTCTTCCGACATTTTGATCTCCTTTTGAGCTTGCGCTCCGTCCAGTGTGTCACTAGCTACCGATAACTTATCATCTTTAGCCAGAGACTGACTGGCTAGATCTACACGATTGGTGAAAGTTTTCTTGAAATCTTCGTACTCTGATTCAGAGTCAAAAGACTTCGCCAGAGAAAAAGTAGCTGCTTGATTGCAGGGAACGGAAACAACCGATACCTCAAACAACTCAGCGTCCTTTATCTTATACCCGTCAGTTTCCGATAGATAATCAGCATCCTTGACTCGGAAACCAACAGAAAAGGCTCCAAGGACACCGTCTTTAACTAAGTCACACACGCTTTCGGGTGCGGACTTACTAATTTTTGCTTCTAGTTCAAGACCGTTTGGAGTTACTTTCAACCCCGTGGCTCGACCTATTGGCTTATTATAATCATGGTTAAAAAGAATAATTGGATTATTTTCAAAATTCTTTAAGCCACCTTTTGCCCAGGCATCAGGAGAAATAGTATCCCCGGCACGATCAAAGTCGTTCGTGCTTGCCATACCTCGAATCATCACACTTCCGTCTTCAACAGTCTGTGATTTGAAAGTAGAGGTTAGATTAAATATTTTATTCATCTTCTTCCTTCCCTTCTGATGCTTTAGCTAGGGCAGCTAAGGGATCAGTCTCGGCACAGTCGCAGTCAGGTCCACAGTCACACTCTGGATCTCCACAGACTTCACAAGGTTCTTCAGCTTTAACTGAGTCCTCTTCTTTTTCGCCATGTAGTTGTGCCCAAATATCTGGATGATCTTTCTCGATAAATCCTATCAGTCGAGACCAGCTTCCAAATAAATTCATCAAATTACCGGACCGAACACCTGTCGGTTTAGCAATATTATCAAACTCTTTTTTAGTAAGAACTTTACCTTCTTCAAGCATTGCCATTGCTGCTGCTTGTATAGCTACATCTCTGCGTCTTATGCTACCCATCAAAATAGCTCCTTAAGTAAACGACTTGCTACGTCTTCTCCTGCCACTGTAGCAACCGCATCTAAATGCATTGCTGTTAGTTCTTTTTTCTCTTTTGTATCTTTGCAGGTCTTCACTTCTTTTTTATAAAGAGTACTTAAAGCTTCAAGCTCTCCCTCTCTTATTAAATCCTGGGAGTATGTCATATATCCTACTTGACCTTTTTGTACAGTATCATTCCAATTATTCATCATCATTGCTTTCTGTTGGCCTACCACCTTCATCAGGATTAGTAGCACTTCCTGCTATATTGGCAGGCACTCTTAAATCATCATATCCTTCCACTAGCTCGAAGCCAAGATGCTCTCTTGCTTCATTTGGAGAAATAATTCCGGTATTTACTAATGCTGAATAATATTGTGCTTGATCCCTCATCTCGGGCTGTAAAGCAGGTACATCAGCAGTATCTTCTTTCAGTTCAAATCCAAAATATCTTTCAAATCCGTAGTGAATTTTCTTTACTATAGGTAATACTGTTTCTAAATAATACATTCTCATATTTGGTCGAATGTTTGCATTATTACCTGA